TCGGGGGTGGTGTTTCTAAAGCCCTCACTGCTGTAGCTGCAACATCTAGTGTTGGTTCTATTCAGACTAACTTAGATAAAGCACTTACTGGAGTAGCGGGTACTTCAAGCGTTGGCTCTGTCACACCAACGGCATCTAGTAATATTACCGTAAGCGGTGTAGCAGCTACTTCAAGTATAGGTTCTGTTTCACTTACTGTAGCTTCAACTGTTTCAATAACAGGTGTAGTAGGCACTACCGCAGTATCCGCTGTCACATCTTCACTTACTACTGATGTAGCGTCCGTATCTGCAACAGGTTCTATTGGTTCTTTAACTACTGTAGTTAATAGTACAGTAGAGGTATCACAAGACAGCTTAACTTCTTCTATAGGTAGTGTTGGTAGTTCTGTAGAAAGAAGTGTTACAGGTGTTTCTTCTACTTTATCTATAGGTACGATAACTATAGACTTAAATAGAATTGTTGAACCTGTAGGTGTATCAGCAACACATAGTATCGGTATACTAAAGACTAACATAGTAAAAATACTTACTGGCAATGTTTCTACTATTGCACTAGGCACTATAGTTGTAGCTAATGACTTTACACTCTCAAGTGTTTCAGGTACTATAAGCACTAACAGTGTTACCGCATCTGGTGTAACCTTTAACTTTAATAATGTTAAAACACTATATAGTAGAAAACGCTGTGTATATGTACCGAGAGCCGCATAATGTCAACAGCATTTGATCGAACAGCCAACGTACCTTTTGAAAATCGTATGGTTACAGTAGCTAGACAGTCTACCACAGACGACAGAATAGTAGAAGTACCTAAAGAAATACGTTTCGTTTATGTAGAACGGCAATTAGGTACTTTTGATCGAACAGTATACGCAACGGAGTAATTATATGTCATTTAAATGGCCCATCAAAGACCCAGATGAAACACTAGATTACAGTGTAGATTGGCTACGCTTTTTAGGGGACGCAACAATTAGCTCTGTTGTTTGGTATGTTAAAACTAGTGAAATAGGTAAGACACAATTAGGGTCAGGACAAACTTTAACTGCTGCTTCTAGCAGTGCTGTTACCGACGACATTCAAAATGTATCACAATCTAATACAAGTACCGTAGCAACCATTAACATTGGCGGTGGAGTACTAAATAGAGAATATACCTTCTCGTGTAAAATGACTGACAGTACAGGAAGTACAGCAGAGCGGTCTATCAAATTATCAATAAGAGAGAAATAATGGCATACAATTTTCTCGGTCTAGTAAATGAAGTTAATCGTAGACTAAACGAAGTTGAATTAACCTCAAGCAACTTTAGTTCTTCTAATGGTTTTTATGCTCACGCTAAAGATGCAGTCAATGCGTCTTTACGCTACATCAATCAATCAGAGTATGGATGGCCTTTTAATCATGTAACACAAGAAGATGTACTTACAGCAGGCACAACAAGATATCCGTTTCCTAATGATTGTAAAGTAATTTCGTTTGAAACATTTAGAATTAAAGAAGACGCTACTTTAACTAATAATACTAAAAAGCTAAAAATAGTTAATTACGAAGAATATTTAGAAAAAAGTATTTCACAGGAATACAAAACAAGTACCTCAAATAATGCTCTTCCTAACTATGTATTTCATGCACCGTCTTTAGAGTACGGAATGGTTCCTCCACCAGATAAAGCCTACACAGTAGTATATGAGTACTATCGCATTCCTGTTGACTTAGAAATTTCTACAGATGTTCCGGCTATTCCTGAACGCTTTAAACATATTATTGTAGATGGCTCTATGTATTATGCTTATTCTTTTAGAGGTGACGCTCAAATGGCGGGGCTGTCTCTTCAGAAATTTGATGACGGAATTAAACATATGCGTAGTATGTTAATCAATAGATTTGAATATCTACGTAGCTATATGGTTTCAAACAATCAGGGAAGTGGTCGCTTTGCTGCTTCCTCTTCTAACGCAGGTTCTTCATTGGATTCACTATAATGGAAAAGTGGCAAACATTCCCAGTAGAGTTTAGGGGTGGTCTTGTAACCAATCTTAGTCCTTTACAGCAGGGTATAAATGCTCCGGGTAGCGCTACTATCTTACGTAACTTTGAACCTTCTATTGAGGGCGGATACAGGCGTGTCAATGGCTTTGATAAATACGATAGCACTATTGTTCCGCCGTATGGTTTGCCTGTTGTTCACGGTGCCTCACAAAGTGGCACTACACTTATTATAGCTAACATACATAAAACACCAGAAGCCGGTGATACTCTTACCGTTACGGGTGTTTCCGGTACATATACTATTGCGTCTGGTGGTGTTAGTTTTGATGCTACAAATAACAGAGCAACTTTAACTTTAACAACATCCTTAGATAGTAGTCCTGCTAATGCTGTAGCTGTTACCTTTGTAACTACAACAACAGAGCATCTTCTAACAGGGTTAGCTGTATTTGAAGATACTGTGCTTGCACAAAGAAACTTTGATATATTTAAAACAGCAGGTTCAGGATACACTCACGTAAACGTACCTACGTATGGTACTGTATTAGTCAACGCAGGTTCTCAAAGTGGTTCTACTTTAGCTGTAGATGGTTTGTCTGCTGCACCTCGTGCGGGCGATGTGTTTAAGATTGCAGGTATAGATTTAGTATATACAGTTACAGCTAACGCTACTGTTAGTTCTGGTGGGTCAACACTTGCTATTAATCCTGCACTAGCTAGTAGTCCTGCTGACGATGCGGCAGTTACCTTTTTGTCTATTTCTCGTGATGGTGCTAGTAAATTAAGATTTGATCGTTATAACTTTGACGGTACAGATAAGATGATATTAGTAGATGGATCAAATGCTCCGGCTATTTATAATGGCACTACATTTACTGTTTTAAACAGTGCGCCATCAGATGTAGTTGGAGCTACACATGTAAAAAACTTTAAAAACAACTTGTTTTTTGCTAAAGGTTCTGCTATAACTTTCACAGCAGTATATACAGATACAGACTTTACCGCTGCTAACGGTGCGGGTACTATTAATGTAGGTGATGATATTACGGGACTATCTGTTTTTAGAGATACTTTATTTATATTTACAGAAAATGCTATTTTTAAATTAGCCGGTTCTACTATAGCTGACTTCAGACTAGACCCTGTAACAAGAGACATTGGTTGTTTGGCTGGAGATTCTATTCAAGAGGTCGGCACCGATGTTATGTTTTTAGCACCCGATGGTCTTAGGTTATTAAGTGCGACAGAACGAATTGGTGACTTTAACTTTGCTAATATATCTAAAGCAATTCAAAGTGAATTTACAGACTTTGTTTCTTCCAGTACAGTTTTTTCTAGTTTAGTTATTAGGTCAAAGTCACAGTACAGAATATTAGGATATGCTGCGTCTTACACTAAAGAAAACTCTAAGGGTGTAATTGTTACACAGTTAGCTCAAGAAGGCGGTGGTGGTGTTGCATGTGCTGAGACTAGAGGTATTAAAGCATACGTAGCAGACAGTCATTTAAATGATGGTGTTGAGTATATAGTTTTTGGTAATAACGATGGTTACATATATCAACTTGAACAGGGTAACAGCTTTGATGGTTCTGATATACAAGCATCATTTTCAACACCACATTTGCCACTAGCTGATCCGAGAGTACGTAAGACTTTTTACAAGATGTTTTTGTACACAGACCCTAAAGGTACAGTAACTATTAGTGCAAACTTAAAGTTAGACTTTGATGGTATATCGAGCATTCAACCAGATGCTATCAGTATAAACAATTTAGTAGCTGGCGGTTCTAGTGATGTTTCTTTATATAGCTCTGCCGTATATGGTACAGCAAGATTTGGCGGTAAATTACAATACGTATTTGAGGCACAGCTAATAGGTTCAGGATACACAGGGTCTTTAAACTTTACTAGTAACGGTACAGACCCATCATTTGCACTAGATGCAATGACAATAGAATACGCTAACAACGCGAGGAGATAATAATATGGGAACGGGTTATACAAGAAATGACGCATCTAATAATATTGCTACGGGTAATGTTATTAATGCGGCTGATCTTGATGGTGAATTTGATGCCATTGTTACTGCCTTTGGTACGTCAGGACACTCACATGACGGAACTGCGGCAGAGGGTGGTCCCGTTACCGTTGTAGGTCCAGTACAAGATTTTGTTGTTAGTGCAGGCGAAATCAAACCTAAGACTACTAATACATTAGATATTGGTACAGCGTCTTTACAATTTAAAGATATGTACATTGATGGTATAGCTTACATTGATGGTATTGGTGAAGACGTTCTTGTAGCCACAGACAAAAAGATTCAACTGCGTGACACTGCTATTAGTATTAACTCTAGTACAGACGGTCAGCTTGATATTGATGCAGACGGTGAAGTAGAGATTGCTACAGGTACGCTAGACGTAAATGCTACTACCACTGACATTAGTGGTACACTAACAGTAGGTGGCACACTAACTGCCAGTAGCGGTGGTTCTTTAACAGGAACGTGGTCAAACTTAGGTACAGTTACTACTGTAGATATTAATGGAGGCACTGTTGACGGTGCTGTTATTGGTGGCGCTAGTGCGGCTGCTGGTACGTTTACAACGCTTGTTGCTACATCCCTTAACTCTACAGCTATTGGCAACTCGTCGGCCTCGACAGGAGCCTTTACGACACTTACAGCCTCCACCAGTCTAAATGTTAATGGCTCTACTACTATTACAGGAATATTAGACGAAGATAATATGGCTTCTAATAGTGCAGCTAAACTAGCTACACAGCAATCTATTAAAGCATATGTAGATAGTCAAGTAGGTACTGCCGATACACTAACTGAAGTTTTAGGTAATGGCAATAGCACGGGTGGCACTAACATTGTAGTTACTAGTGGCGACTCTATTACAACAAATACTATTAGCGAAACAACATCTGCTTCTGGTGTAACAGTTGATTCATTATTAATTAAAGATGGTGGCATTACAGCGGCAGGTACTTCTACATTTGCTGGTCAAACTATTAGCAATCTGGGTACTGTTACTACAGCAAACATTGATGGTGGTACTATTGATGGTACTAACATCGGTGCTAGTAGTGCAGGTACAGGTGCCTTTACTACACTTACAGCAAGCACTAGCTTAAATGTTAATAGTTCTACAACGATTACCGGCGTACTTGATGAAGACAATATGGCGTCTAACAGTGCGGAAAAACTTGCAACGCAACAATCTATTAAAGCTTACGTAGACAGTCAAGTCGATACAGTAGACACACTAGCAGAAGTACTAGCTATTGGTAATTCTACGGGCGGAACTAATGTTGTTGTGACGGCAGGAGACGTTCTTACTACTAATACAATCAATGAAACAACTTCTGCGTCAGGTGTAACTATTGATGGTGTACTACTTAAAGATAGTGTTGTAACTGGCAACGTAACAGGCAACCTTACCGGCAATGTTACAGGCAATGCTTCTGGTAATGCTGGAACTGCTACTAAGTGGGCTACCGCTCGTACAATAGCACTTACAGGAAATGTAACAGGAACGTCTGGTGACTTTGATGGTACAGCCAATTTAAGTTTTGCAACTAGCATTGCTGCTGGTGCTGTAGATACTGACGAGCTTGCAGCAGATTCCGTAACGGCAGCTAAGATTGATGATAATGCAGTAGGTGCTGCTGCATTAAATGTTAGTGGTAACGGTACAAGCGCACAAGTATTAGCATCTGATGGTGATGGAACCTTTAGTTGGGTAACACCTCTTGCTGTATCCAGTCAAACACTAGCAACAAATGGTAGTACTAATATTGGTTCTTTACAACTAAGGTGGGGTTTTGTTTCAGACCCTACTAACGGAGACACTGTTTCTTTTACCTCTGCTTTTAGTACTGCTTGTTTAAATGTGCAGACTACTGCTTCTCACAGTGGAGCGGCTGCGGCTGGTTTTGCTGTTAACACACTAACAACATCTGGCTTTGACGTTCAAGTATCAGATGGAAGTATTGATGGATTTTATTATTTAGCGATTGGACATTAATAGTATGTTTGATCCTTCAGGAAAAACCCTAATAGACTGGTCTGCTATTACAGTAACATTGGGTGCTGTAGTTCAAATACTGCCTGCTATAGCATCTGTACTTTCTATAGTGTGGTTATCTTTAAGAATATATCAAACGATGAATGAAATAAAAAATAAGGATTAAGATATGGCTGCTCCATACACTAATATTAAATTTTCTGATGCCGCTATGCCTCGCATTGCACAGGCAACAGGGTATAAAAACCCATCATATAATAAAGAAGGCTTTCAAGCTTTTCTAGCTCAA